AAATGTTTCTTTTTTAGGAGGCAACCCTGTAAGACTTTCTGTTTTCTTTTTGTTTAGCTCGTCTTTTTTTAATCTGGGGGTTTTTTCTTGAGCTAATTCTTCTTTAGATTTTAAAACAGGAACTAAAGAACTACGACAATTCCAATGAAGAGGAGGTAAAAACCTTTTATCGTCTACATCATAAATATTACCGTTATGATGAGAACAAATAGGACTAGTTCTACTGTCAAGAATAGCTGTAAACATATAACCTTTAATTAAATGTTTATTAGAATCTACTACTCTTGTAAGTGCTTCTGCTTGCGTTTTTGTAATTGAAGTTCTAGTTAAAGTCTTTGCTTGTATTTCAGTTATTCTAGTAGTTTTTAAAACATCATTAATAATTTCATTTTTACTTTTACCAGCAGCTAAACCTGCTTTAACCTTTGACTGTATCCTAACAAGTTCTCCTGTTGAGATATTTTTAATATTGTCAGTTAAAGATTTAGAACCTTTAATATTAGTTCCTGCAATTTCAGTTAATAATTCTCTTGATTTTGGTTTTTTAATTTCATAAAAAGATTTAACTTCTTTATAGAGATTATCTGCATAAAAATCAAGTTGAGATGTTGAAAATTCTTTTAAGCTGTTTTTTTGATGTGATAACATTTCTGTACCAAATCTAGAAACTTCTTTTTGTAAATTCGATCTAACATCTTCAGAAAGTAAAGATCTAATATTGTTTCTATGACGTTTTATTATTCGTCTATTTTGTATTTGAACGCCTTCTTCGTAAAGTCTAACGTCACCCATGTGATCAACAATGCGATCATAAATTGTATCATTAATGCTCATTCAGTACTCCACCGAGTAGTTAAACGATTATTCCTCTAGCTGAACTCCTTCGTCTTGAGGTGTTTGTGTTGCTAAAGGATCTGTTTGTATTTCTTCTATTGCTTCTTCATCATCATAATCAGCTGGAAGGAAATCATTATACTTAGCAACATTTATCCATGTAGATCTGCTAATAATACCTGATTGATACCATTCGCTTACAAGCCTCATTGCACCTTCACCACCTACAAGAGGTGTAAAGTCGCTAGACATTTGAAAAGTGATATCTTCTGCAGTATATTCAGTATTATATTTCCAATTAAGCATAAAGGCAATTATTTCCTTCATAGTGCTTGAAACTTTAGCGTTAAGTGTTCCTAGCTGAGATGTTTGAGACGCATTTCTTATTTCTAAAGCAACTCCGGAAGCAGCTGTTTCAGGGGATAACATTCGAATTCCCATTTTTGCCATTTCATTAACTGTAGCGTCAATAGCAGATGCCATGTCTGCGAGAGCAGAAGTAGGAGTTTCTAAAACAGTTATGCTTTCATCTTTACGAACTCTAAGCCAAGTTCCTAAACCTGCATTTACTATGTCGTCAAACTCCTCGTCTGTCATGTCCGATTGAACTACAGGGGTGTAAGTAGCAGCACCGTAAAGCAAGTGGTTTCGTCTAGACACTTTATTGTATAAAGCAATTTCTCTGTCTACGAGAGGCATAAGAACTGGTTCTAAAGGGTCTAGTTGGCCGTTAAGAGGCCACATTGGAATTCTTTTAAGTGGCTCACCAAACATTTTTGGCATTACTGTATTTACTTTTTCAAATCCATATTCGCTAACGGATTCTCTGTATTCTTGCTTAACTTCGCCGTTTAGAACAAGAAGCTCGTTGTTAGTATCTTTTTTCTCGTAGTAATCTATTACAAGGTTGCCTGACTCGTCCAAGTAATGATCTGCAACTGTGTCAACATAATCAGGATGCCAAGGATTATCTGGCTTATATCTCTCAACTGGATAACGAGTTACAACTCGTGTAAGAGTTCTTTCTCTTGTTCTTTTATTTATGTTAACCTGAACATTTATTACATTCTCTGCTTGTATAATAACAGGGTATGATTTTATTTTATTTCGTTCTTGAGGTGTTAACGCGTCAAATTCCTCATCACTTATTTCTGGATAATCTACATAAACCCAACAAGAAGACGTTTGTAATTCTTCCCAAAGCGCTCTATCTAAAAAGTTAAACAGAGAACGACCATCAAGAGTAAAGTTATTCTTTATCCAGTTTGTTGCATCTTCTGGAAGTTCATCTGGAAGTTCTAATAATGAGTCTTTTCTGAGAAGAGAGCTTATTAGCACTTTACAGTATTGTGCTGTGAGACCAGGAAGTTCTGCTTCTGATTTATAAAAATCGTACTGAACTTGACTCATTGTAGGTGAAAAAGGTATCAGTAGGTTTGTGTAATCCGATGTAAGATACTCATCATGAGCTTTTACATTATCTTGACCTTGAAGAACTGCTCTCGACCTTTTCCATAAAGGTTTAAGGGAGTGATAACTAGAACTTGGGTCTGCTACTGATCGTTTAACATTTTTTGTAGGTTTGACTAACTGCGCCATTATCTAGCTCCCTTTTTATCTTTGCGGTATCCGCTAGCTCTTATTGCTTTTCCTTGAGCATCAGCTTGTTTTTTAGTAGGATAAACTTTCCCAGTTTTACCCCATTTCCAGCCACCTTTTACTTTTTTAGTAGGCATTACCATTTTACCTTATTAGCCCACCATGCAGCAGACATTTTACCTTTAGCAATATTAGTAGCATGACGTTTTTTCCAGTTTAGTCTTCTTTGTTTATAAGAATCAGATTCGTTTTCTTTTTTAGGAGAGCCTTTAGCACCTTGTGATCCAAAACGAATAGTTTTAATTTGATCACCCTCTTTAGCAACAACAATATGTGATTTAGTAGGATGATTAGGTGTTCTTTTAGGTTTATTAAAATCAGAAACACCTGCTCTAACTAACCTAGAGTCTTTTTTCTTATTAACCATAATAGATTCCTTATAATGAGAGGGATATATAATCCCCCTCTGAAGGACATTCAGAATAGTTTTCTGTCCTCTTTATTCTTAAACGTCAACTATCATTCCTTGCCTCTAATTACTCGAATTGCTTGTAAAAACCCTCTCCATATTTCTGTTGGAGAAGGTAGTAACCAACCAAGAATTAATAGTAACATTACCCAAGGGGGTATATTTTGATTGCTTATAGAAAAGTCCTCTACAGCTCCGGTATTAACAGGATCTAAAACCTCTGTAGTGATAACATCCCTACCTGCATTAGTAGTGGTTTTTTCCTCAAAGCTTACTGCTGATTGTCTGTTTTCTTTACCGACTTGAGTGTTAGCTGCTACATTAGTTCCACTGCCGCCTAAAGAAGGTAACATCGAAGAAACTCCACAGCTAGCTAAAGCAAAAAAACATACAAGCGTAAAAATAATTAGAAATATTTTATTTTTCACAATAACACCTGCAACAATTGCAGCAGGTACCACAGTGTTTTTTAACGTGATCTAAGTAAAATCTAGCCACATTAGCTATAGTGTTTAAAGACACCATAATTAGTAATAATTGCATTATCATCTGTGATCATACTCCTGTGTATTTTGGCTAGGAGGCTTACTAGGGGTTGAAACAATTGTTCTATCAGTTTTAGATTCTTTATTCATCCAAACTGCAAATGCGCCTGTTAAGGCTCCCATGACGATTGAAACTAACCCAGATTGTTGCACAGTAGGATCAGGGAGTGTCATATACCATTCAACTACTCTCCATGACATTACTGTCATTGCTAACATCATAAATCTCGGAAGTATTTTCCACTTGTCTAGATTTTCTGGAGTCATCACGTTTCCTTTCTTTTGCATATTCTCTGCATAATCGAGAATTTTTAGCTATTATAACAATAAAATTATCGTCATTATATACAATTGTTTTTCCTTTTTTCGTAATTAATTTCATTACGTTCCCAACCAAACAAATAAAACAAGAGCACTTACGCAAAACAAAAATAAAAAAGTTCCTAAAGTCCATTCTAGAATTTTTTGTTTTATTTCCATTCGCCTAAATTCATGCTCTCTTTTCTTTTTTCTTAAATCTGCTTCTATCTCTAATATTTCCTGCCACTTTGAAGGTCCATAATAAACTGATATATAGTCTTTCAACTCTTGTCTCATATTTGCAGCCTTTTGTTTAGCCGCAAAAATTTCCATAGCTTCTGCTTGAACGCCCCCTCCTAAACTTTTATACCAAGGGGGTTTTTGGTTTTGTTTTTCAGCAAAGTCAAGATCAGCCATGGCACCTCCCCATTGAGAAAGTGCCTTGCCCATATCTTGTATATCTTTACCAACGGCAATGCCTTTTTTGAGCATATTAAATGCTGCAGAGGCACCAGCAATAGCAGTGACAGGATCAATCATAATAGATTACATCATTTCAAAATGAGGTCCGTCTATAAATGGTCGTTTTCCTTGGCTTCGTCTTAAATCAATGTAAGACATCATGGCTTCTTCCATGTTTCCGCGCCAGAAACGAATGTCTCCAACACTCCAAGCTGCACCCCATTTAATAGGAACATTATGTTCTATTGCTGCGGCTTTCATAGCATCTGCTAAATCATCATAAACATTAAGCTCCCAAGAACCTTTCCCATCAATATACGCCATTAAATCAACGGCGCGGCCCTCTAAGTGTTTTGATTTCATAGTTTGAGATCGACCAGCTGCGTAAAGTTTCTTTTGTTCCTCAAGCGTTCTAAGGCCATAAACAACTCCAAAATCCACTTTAGTTAGTGTTATTGCTGTTTTAACCACTTCAACAAGAGCATTATCAACTCCTTGTAGTTTTGAAAGACTTTTTTTACCTAATTTAAAACTCATTTTAACTCCTTAGTTTGGTTTTGTTGGCCATTCAACATTTAAAGGGAAATCTTCTTGTTGTGGGACATTTAAAAGGGCGGTTCTGTATGCCGCCCATTCTGCTTGTTTTTCTGCTGTCAGGTCTGCCCATCTGAGTGGATTAGTTACAAGAGGGTCTACTTCTTTTTTAAGAATAAAATCTCTTTCGCTACGTATTCTTTCAGAAAGAATTGCGGTCTTTTCAGAAGCATTCTCAACCCATTCAGTTCCATCCCAATCATAGTACATTTCAGGTTTTTTAGGAACTTGTCTTATATTATTTTGAGTATCAAGCTCTGCAATATAGGCCTCAACATCAATTACAGGGACCATAGCCTCCCAATAGCTATTAGTAGTTTCATCATAAAAATAACTCATAATACATCCTTTAACTTAAAATAGAGTCATAATGGCCACCGGAACCTGTATGCCTCCACCATTTTCCAGGCGGAACAATAGCAAACATTGTAGCGTATGTATTATCGTCTGGAGCCAATATAACTGCAACTGCATTGCTGCCAGCATTATTGTCTGCAACATAAATATAGGATGTTTGACCACTAGAAGGTATTTTAGCTATGTTAATCCCTATAGGTCTAGTACTATTGTTATGATACCATTGGTTTGTAGCATAATAGTTTACACCTTGATAGGTCCATGACTGGTCATAACCTATTGACTGCCTTGCCTCGACTTCTGCGTCTGTTAACAAAGCACAGTCCGCAAGTGCGTCGGTTTCTACATAGTAGTACAAAACACCCGCACCACCATCAGCACCGTCACCGTAAGAAACAGGACCGGAACCATCACCACCATTACCACAAGAGTAGGTAAGTGTACAAGCACCTTCTCCTGACAGGTCAATAGAAGAGGCACCGTGTGCACCTGCTCCACCACCAGCACCACCTTTTTTAGATGATGTATCCCAGTCAGGAGCACGGCCACCACCGCCACCGCCACCAGAACCAAGGGAACCTGCAACACCGTTAGCACCAGAGCCGCCTCCAGCACCCCCCGCTGCATAAGCAGAAGCAACGCCAGGGTCGCCACGGAATTTATCGGAACCTGTACCGTTACCAGCGGCACCACCTAAATAGGTGCCAGAAGCAACAGTCGTGCTGTCAAGGTCGCGTGTGAGTATCCAAGTAGTGCTTCCACCTGCAGTTGGTGAACCAGCACCTTGAGCACCGTCACCGCCGCCACCGCCGCCAACACCTTCAATGTTTAATTCTACAACACTAGCAGCAATTGCTTCAGTTTGACTAGTTGCGCCTGTTAAAGTAGTAACAGTAGAAACTAGACGTTGACCTTTTGTAATTTTAGGGTTAATTAATTTAGTTTCATCAACAGTAAACACAACACCGTGTTCTGAAGTTGTACCTTTATTTGCACCTGTTGCAATAGCAAATTCCTGAACGCCGTTAGGGTTTCCAATCCAAAGACCGTCTTCTTGGTCGTTGTAAGATTTTTTACCAACGGCCCATCCACCACCATCGCCATAAACAACGTTATCTTCAATCGTCAATTGGTTAGCATAAATAATTTGTGCCGAAAAGTGTTGAGAAACAGATTCTTTACTTATAACAGTAGGCGCAAAAATAGCAGGAACATCAAAGTCTAATGCATGGTCAGACCATGTTTGAGTAATAGCGTTCCATACACGATAAGATGTCTGATCAGAGTTAGTTGAGTTAATGAATCTACCCCAAGCTTTAGAAGTGCTAGGTATTTCGTTCATGCTGTTAATAGGGTTAGCTTCAACAAAAGACTCACTAAACAATGTTTGGTTAGTTGAGTCATTAAGTGTTGGGTCTCTGTTATCGATAACATAATCTGCACCGTTAAGCACAATCATAGTGCCATCACTGCCTTTGTTTTGGTAGTTAATCTCAAATACAACGTCAATATTATCGCTAAAACCTGGAAGAGTCATAGTTCCCGATAATCGATTTACAGCAAACATGTAAAGAGTTTTGCCCGTAGCAATTTCTTTTACAAAATCTACGTTTGTTACTTCAAATGTAAGCGAACTACTGCCGAAAGTATATTTAATAATCGAACCAGCTTTAACAGTTGACAATTTATTTAATTGGTTAGTAGAGTTAGTAGTATTTTCATCAGGATTTAACAACCCTATGTGGGTTATATCAACATTAGTGCTTGGCACAAGTTGACTATATCTATTTGCAAAACTACCTGAAGAACTTGATATTATATTGTTAGAATCAATAGATAATGTACCACTTGCCGGAACTCCCGAGGTCAATGTTTGAAGTAAAAGATAGTCTCCATCACCAGTCGCCATGGGGGATACACCATTGCTTCCGCCATAAAGATACAAATCATCATAATTTAATGAGGCATACTCACTAGCGTCAGCGCCAGTTGGTCCGGCAGCGCCAGTTGCTCCGTCCGTTCTTTGAGCATAAATAGCAGGAGTGCTAAAGGTTATGCTAGCAGAGGTTTCATTAGGTGCGCCAGTTGCAACACCTGATGATCTGTAAATTATATCGCCATCCGCGCTTATAGCAGGAGCCGTTTGAGACCAATTAGTAGGTGCTGTAAGAGTACTGTTAGTAAAGTTGTAAGTTCCTCCTGCTGGTGCTGAAGTTGTAGTCCAAGTAGTACTAGAATTATAAAGCCTGTATATTACAATTTCAGTAGCAGATTCTCCTTCGACCCTAACGGGATCAGACCAAGTATAATTACCTGCGAGTCCGCTTGGAGAGTAAGCTGCCCTAACTCCGAAAGAAGACCATAGAAAGTTAGTTCCAGTAGTTTGTGCTATTGTATCAAACCATCCAGTAGGGACACCAGACGAGGCAGAAGGCGTTGTAGGAGCAGTCGAACTTCTTATAAATACAACATTAGTTGCTTGACCAACATCGCCTGTATCGCCCTTTTTGGACTTACTAATAGATTGAGTCTTGGTGTAGGTTTCATTACCATCGTTAGCCTCATTCCTAACCGTAATGGTATAAGTAAGAGTAACTGAGTCAACGCTATTAGCCATAGCAGAGTGGTCTGCAAATACAAATTGAGAACCGCTAACTGATCCTGTGCCTTCAGTTATGTTTGTATTGTTAGCAACAGTAACCTTAAAATTATTACTACCTACAGTTGTAGTTGTAGGAGTTAATTGGGTAGCTCCTCTATAAACTTCAAACAAAGTTCCTGAACCCGTGTAGTTGCTTACTGCACCATTGTTACCTGCAGGAAGAACATGGGCCTCGTTTGACATAATTATACTAACAATATTGTCTGCATCATCGCCATCTGCTGCAGTTTTTATAGCAATTAAATCTATGGAATCACTTGCTATTTCAGTATTTGTGTCTGCATTTTCTACAACCGAAACGTTAAAAGTAAAAGTTGTGTTAGCTGAAATAGTAGTAGGCAAGTTAAAA